GTTTCCGTCGTGAACATAATTGTGAATTTATAGCCTATGATGAAACACTTATTGATAGTATAAAATTATTTAATATGACAGCAAAAGATCCTATTGAAAAGATGGGGCAAGTGCGTTGGTATAAAAAACCTGAAAAGGATAAGTTGTATCTTGTTGGATTAGACCCAAGTTTAGGTACTGGCGGAGACTTTAGTGCTATACAAGTATATGAAATGCCCGGTATGAGGCAAGTTGCTGAGTGGCAACATAACAAAACTACTATACAAAGACAAGTAAGAATTATACAACAAATATGTGAGTTTATGGTATCTGAAGGTGTACATGAAGATAGCATATATTATAGTATAGAAAATAATACATTAGGAGAGGCGGCACTTGTGATGTTAGAAGAGCTTGGTGAAGAAAACATTCGTGGTACAATGTTGACAGAACCGAAAAAACCTGGACCAGGACGATTGCGTAGAGGATTTACAACTACACATAAATCAAAGGTGACAGCATGTGCTAAACTTAAACAATGGGTTGAAACAGATAAACTTGAAGTAGCAAGTAGAAATTTATTACAAGAACTTAAAACATTTTGTGCAAAGGGTAATAGTTACCAAGCAAAAGAAGGACAGACTGACGATCTTGTAATGGCAACTGTGCTTATAGTACGTATGGCATTGGAAGTAACTAAGTATGAAGATGCGGCATTCTTAGATCTGAAGGGACAACCACAAGATGAAGAGTATGAAGAACCTATGCCATTTAGCATTTTGTGATAAATACATTTAACAAGGAAATAATTATGGATACATTAGGCGAAGAAATTTTAAACATTATTAAAGGTTCAAATATGAAACTTAAGATGTTTACTTCTGAAGGACAAAAAACTGTCAATGCAGAAGAAGCAACAAGATTCTATGCATATGAAGAAGACCTAATGATTACTGTCCGTGAAGATGATGGAAATATCGAAACTGTTATACAGGCAGGAGGAGATTTTTCTATACCAGATAACCAAAAATTGCTAAATACTATTAAGAAAGCAACACATAAGAATTTAGGTGAGTTTACAGTGAGAAAATTTGATAAAAAATTAGAACCAAAAGACTTTAGTCACCAAAGCGTTAATGAAGCTGACTTTGATTTTGATAATCAACCAAAAATGAAAGTACAGGCTATTAAGATGCCTAAAGATCCTAATGCTGGAAAGCCATTAGGAAAGATGAGAGTTTCAACAAAGTCAAGTGTGAAACAAGATAATAAAGGCAACTCAAGTTTTGATTCAAGTAGAACAATAGGTAGTAAAGATAAGGCTACATATTCTAGAAACCAAAGTAGTACACAGGGTGGAAAATACAGTTATGCTAACACATCAGCAGATAACAAAGGTAATTTTTCATTAAGTAAAAATGGTAAAACTACAAAAGGTTATGATAGAGCCATTAGTACAGCATTAAACAAACAAAGAATTAATGCATCAGAGGCTCTCATTATTGAAGGGTTCAGCAAGCCATTTGGAACTGTAAAAACAAGTTATGTTGAAAGTCCTAATGCTAGGCTGGTAATTAAACATAGTAAAGGTGTAAATGAAGAAGTACGTGGATCACGTAGCAGACACATTCACTCACTGTTTATTGAAAACTCACAAGGCGAAAGATTTAGGTTCCCTCATAGGTATATGGGTGGGGCTAAAGCGATGGCGATGCACGTAAATGAAGGAGGAACTCCTTATGATACTAAGGGTGAAGAAATACTTAGTATGTGTGAGGAGATAGCAAGCCTCAATAAGTTTGTAAGACATGTACAGTCACACAAACTTGTAAATGAAAGTAATAGTGAAATTGTAGAAGCTGTAAGGGGCAAACTTTCAGAACTCAAAAACACTATCAACAGTCTCTCAACACTCAGAGGTTATAACAATTTTGCAGTGTCTGAAAATAATTCAGATAATACTGAAAAAAGTGTTGACATTACAGAAAAGTTTCTATATAATACGTTTACAACTGAAGAACTAAATGATGTTCTCAGCCGTGTAGGCCGTATTGTAGCTGAAAAACAAGAGAGAGATAGCGTTGTGCAAGAGACGATTAAAAATCTATATTCAATGATTGAAACACAAACAGACATTGGACTAAGTCTAAATGAGAATGATCCTGAACATCCTAACAATCATGTGATTGAGGAACAGGATATTCTAGCACGACAGCTATCTTATCTCGCAAATAATGTAACTAATGAAAATGCACGTGAATATTTTAGTTCACTGCATTCCATGGTTGTAGAGGGTGTTAGTGCAAACGACACAAAATTAATTGAAGCGATTGTTAAGTATTTGAACACAAATCCAACATTCGAATCACAAAAGGAAATTCCACTTGACGAAGGTGTACTTCTTACATTACGTAAAAAAGTTCAATAAAATCAAGTATTTGCTTGACAGTGGGCAAGGAAGAGTATACACTGTATAGGCTAATAAAGGCAAAGGAGCAAATATGTTCCGACACATAAAACTAACAAAGGCTAATATAGGAGATAATTATGGCATCTTTGGCAGAAATCAGAGCAAAACTGCTCGAACAAGACACAAAATCCTCAAATAGAGGTACATCAGGCGGCGGCGACAACGCAATTTTCCCACATTGGCAGATTCCAGAAGGCAGTAGTGCTACACTACGTTTTCTTCCCGATGCGGATGAATCTAACACGTTCTTTTGGAAAGAGCGACAGATGGTTAGATTAGAATTTCCAGGTATTAAAGGACATGATGAACACAAGCCTGTAACAGTACAGGTTCCATGTGTTGAAATGTGGGGCGATAGTTGCCCGATACATGCGGAAATTCGTCCTTGGTTTAAAGACCCTTCTATGGAGGACATGGGTCGTAAGTATTGGAAAAAGCGTTCTTACGTTTTCCAAGGCTTCGTTACACAATCTGATTTGCAGGAAGATAAGACTCCTGATAATCCGATTCGTAGATTTGTAATAAGTCCTCAAATCTTCAAAATTATTAGTCAGGCGCTTATGGATCCTGATTTCCCTGAAATTCCAACAGACTATGAAGCTGGTACAGACTTCCGTATTATGAAGTCCACTAAAGGCCAGTATGCAGACTATAGCACTAGTAATTGGGCTCGTAGGGAACGTTCTCTTAATCAAGAAGAACGTGATGCTATTAACACTAATGGCTTGTTTACACTAAATGACTTCCTTCCTAAGAAGCCAGGTGCAGATGAGCTTAATGCAATCTTCGAAATGTTCGAAGCAAGTGTTGATGGACAACTATATGATCCAGAGCGTTTTGCAGAATTTTATCGTCCTTATGGACTTGATGCTCCTGGTAGAAGCAATAATACTGCTTCAACTCCAGCACCAGCACCTGCTCCAACACCTGCTCCGGCTCCAGCGCCTACGGCACCTGCTCCTGCACCAGTACAAGCAGAGGCGGCACCTGCCCCAGAACCTGTAGCAACGGCACCTGCAGAAGCAGAGGGCGAAAAGCCTAGTGCTCAAGACATCCTAGCGATGATCAGAGCTCGTAAGGAAGACTAAACAGAGGGGGCTTCGGCCCTCTCCTAATTATTGGAGGTATATATGGCACGACCATTTGACGTGAGTAAATTCCGCAAAAGTATTACTAAAGCGGTACCAGGCCTAAGTGTAGGCTTTAATGATCCTGATACTTGGATTAGTACAGGCAATTACACTCTCAACAAACTAATTAGTGATGACTTTCATAAAGGTATTCCTTTAGGTAAAGTTACAGTATTGGCTGGTGAAAGTGGAGCAGGCAAGTCGTTTATTGCGGCTGGCAACGTAGTAAGACATGCACAACAACAGGGTATATTTGTTGTGCTTATTGATACAGAAAATGCACTAGACGAGAAGTGGCTACATGCATTAGACGTAGATACAAGTGAAGATAAACTTCTTAAACTTAATATGTCAATGATTGATGATGTTGCAAAAACAGTATCAGATTTTATGAAAGACTATAAAGCAGAATATGCTGATAAGGATAAAGAAGAAAGACCTAAAGTACTATTTGTAGTAGATAGTTTGGGTATGTTGCTAACACCAACAGATGTTGATCAGTTTCAAAAGGGTGATATGAAGGGCGATATGGGTAGAAAACCTAAGGCACTTACTGCACTTGTTCGTAATACTGTGAATATGTTTGGTGAGTTTAATGTGGGTATGTTGTGTACTAACCACACTTATGCATCACAAGATATGTTTGATCCTGATGATAAAATCTCAGGTGGGCAAGGCTTTATCTATGCGAGTAGTATTGTTATTGCAATGCGAAAACTTAAACTAAAAGTAGATGCAGATGGCAATAAAACTTCACAAGTACATGGTATTCGTGCCGCTTGTAAGGTTATGAAAACTAGATATTCTAAACCTTTTGAAAGTGTTCAAGTTGAAATTCCTTATGAAACAGGAATGAGCCCATATAGTGGACTTACAGATTTCTTTGAAGCAAAAGGTGTGATTAAGAAAACTGGAACAAGACTTGAATATACAAGCCCTGTAACAGGAGAAGTAGTTACACAATTCCGTAAAGTATGGGACAGAAATGATAATAACTGTTTGGATACAGTTATGTCAGAGTTCAATGCTCAACCTGAAGAGATTAAAGATTCACGAGGTGATCTCGCTGAAGAAAATATAGACGTAGAGGTGGAGGCTATTAATGAATCTGAGTGAACATGACTTGGAGTTTATTTTACAACTATACGATACATCACATCGACTTATTAGTGATAAACTAAAACAAGATTTTGCAAATGATTACCTATACAAACTACTTGACTATGGCTTTGATATCAAAGCAAGTGCAAAAGAGATAGGTGAGCATGATGAATATCTTGATAAGGCTGTTACTGAATTTCTTGAAGGTGAAGAAGAGTACGGAGAACCAGAAGAAGAATGGTTTGAAGATGAAGAATTCTGGGATGAATAGCCTATATGAGTAAATGGTATAGACAAGTTACTGCTGATATGAGCAATATTGTATCAGCAATATCTCATTTCGAGACTGAAATTGAGCAAGCACGTCTGGAGTGTGGTATGAAAGGAGTTCTAGAAAAACAGGCACGTGACATGCCTGGTATCGTAGAACAACGTTTCAACCAACTCCAGGAAGTGGAAGCCATACTCGAATATCTTAACACCGAAATGCGAAAAATTCGCAGTAAAATTT